TCAGTCACGGCATCAAGTAGCGCGCCAGCAGCCTCGGCTATCGGGCCATGGCAGGCGGCGCGATCCGCCGCGACCCAAGCGAGGGCGAGGCTTGCGGCTTCGGGCGGCGAGAGTTCCTTCTCCCAGGCGATCTGGCGCAGCCGGGCGAAGGCGCGGAAGGCCTCATCCGGCACGCCAAGTGCAGCCGCCAGCGTGGCGGGTTGCCAGTGCGTCTGTTCCATCATGCGTTCCTTGTAAAACTGGCGAGTGTGACGCCCGGCCGCCGCGCAGTGGCATTCTCGGCGCCGTAAAGCGCCGCAATGGCGCGGCCCAATTCATCCAGGCTGCGATATTCGACTGTGCGGCCCTCGAAGGTCACGCGTGTGACGCCGCCAGTGAAGGCCGCGACAAGCACGGCAACGCGGCTGCCCGCAGGCTGTGCCAGTGCCCAGGCGAGGGTGGCAGGGTCCATGGGTATCTTCCCAGTCTAGAATTGGAAGGGTGTCCCCAGTTACTGGGTGGATGCATCGGCTGAGCGAGGGACTATTCGGCTCACGATTGCGCCTCTGGACCGGAATCATGTAGCCTCGCACCCATGGCGATACCTGATTTTCAAACCCTGATGCTACCTGTACTGCGCCGTCTTGCTGAGCGGCGCCTCAAAAGTCGTGAACTCGTCGACGCAATCTGTGACGAATTCTCTCTTACCGAAGAAGAACGGCTCCAGATGAACCCGTCGGGTAAGCAGGCGACTATTTTCAATAGAATTCATTGGGCGCTGACTTATCTCAATTCCGCGCGCCTGATAACGCGTGTCTCACGCGGTGTTTATGAGGCATCTGAAAGGGGCCACGAGCTGCTGCGACAGCCGCCTACGCGTATCGATATTCCTTTTCTGAAGCAGTATGATGAGTTTCGGGCGTTGCGTCCGAACGACCGTTACTCTGAGACCATCGATTCGGTGACTAGCACCCCGGTTTCCCAGGCAGACAGCAATTCCTCGGGGACCCCAGATGAGCGTATTTTTAATGCTGTTGCCGATATTGAAGCGGAGCTTCGTGAACGAGTTCTACAAAGAATTCTTGAGTGTCCCCCTGCTTTCTTTGAAAAACTGGTGCTCGATCTACTCCTGGCTATGGGCTATGGCGATGGGCATCAGGCTGGCGAAGTTCGTGGCAGATCTGGTGATGGCGGGATTGATGGTGTCATTCGCGAAGATAAACTTGGCCTTGACCTTATCTACGTCCAAGCCAAACGATACCGAACAGATAATGTCATAGGCCCAGATAAGATTCGTGAATTTTCTGGTGCATTGGATTTTCATGGCGCCAGAAAAGGCGTGTTCATTACAAGCAGCCGATTCTCTCAAGACGCAGAGAGATTTGCGTTTCAGCTTCAAGCAAAGCGAATTGTGTTGGTGGATGGCCCAAAGCTGACCCTCTTGATGCTCCAGCACGGCGTTGGTGTTCGCCCGAAAGGCGATCCCATCATTTTGCGGGAAATAGATCTGAACTACTTTGATCCTGAAGAAGCGGTCTGACCTAGACCACTGGTTTTTTGCGCTTATTGTCCTTTAACCTCCCGCGCCGCGCGCCAGCGCGCGCAGGATCGGCAGGATCTGCGCGCCACCTGCGCCAAGCGCGATCAGCACCGCGACGATGCCCCAGATGGCAGCCTCAATCCGGCGCGACTGCTTGCGCAGGCCGCAGATTTCGGCGCGTACCGCCGTGTAGCGCTCAGCACAGCGCTCCACATGCAGCGACAGATCCTCGCGCTCGCGCGCGTGGAGTTCCCCGTTACTCATGATGTCCTCCGGAAAGTGATCAGCGCAGCCACCCACCACGCGGCGCCAGCCAACCGGGCCGGCGCATCAGTGGCGGAGGCTCCAGGTTCGCTGGTGTAGGCAACGACGCGGCGGTCTCAGTCTGCGGCACATCCACCGGCGTATTCGCGATATCCTCGCGCAGCCTTTGCCAGAACCGCTCACCATACCGATCAGCGCCCAGCAGCCAAAGCGCTGCGCGCGCCAATACCGCGCAATCCAGCGCCTCATTTCGATCCCGCAGCTTCGCCCATTCTTGGCGGATAAAGCCGCGACGGTCCTTCACCTGATGCAGCTGCTCCGCCACCAACTGCTTGACCCATTCAACTTCGATCCCCTGCGGCAGATGCACCCAGCCGGGCGGGAATTCCGCCGCCTCGCCACGCCCGAGCCAAAGCCGGCGATAGAGATCAACCTTCCAAGTGGAGACCGACACCGTCCAAAGCTTCAGGCCACGCCGCAGTTTTCGTCCATCCACCAGCGCATCCACCGGCGTCGGCCCCTGCACCGGCTGAGCCCTATTCCAACCATCCACGCCTTTGGTCGGCGCAATGCGTGGATCACGCAGGCGCCTCAGATGGCCATAAACCGCCGCCGTATCGCGCCCACCGGTATCAACACAGGCCTTGGCAATGCGGATCGCGCCTCCATTCGCCCGCGGCCAATCGCGTGTCAGCAATTCGGCCAGCGCATCCCAGGGCGCGCGTTCACGCGGACTGCCCACAATAACGATGTGATCCACAAGCCAGGAGGAATAGCCCTCGGCCCAGGCCCAGATATCGCATTCCAGCCGGTCATCCTGAACATCGACGCCCGCTGTCAGCACCAGAGCGTCCTGCGCAACAACACCAAGCCGGAAATCCTCGCGCCGTTCCACCAGGCGTTCCCAATCCGGCGCCTCACCACGATCCTGCCAAGTCTCGCCCAACACCGTGTTGCGGAAGGTCTTCAGGTCCTCGGCCTTGCCCTGCGCGGCTTCCCAATCGCGCGCGATTTGTTCCCAGGACAACCAGCCAACGGGGGAATAGAGCGCCGAGATATGAAAGCCGATGGTATGCGGGTTCTCCGCTTCCGCTGTCGGGCGCCATTCGCCGGCGGCGAGCATCGCGGTCTTGTGATGTTCCTCAATGGGCGTGTCACAATCCTCGCAATGATAGCGCACGCTGCGCGGGTCGCCTTTCTCCCAGATCAGCCTTTCGAATTTCAGCCACTGCATCGCACCGCAGTGCGGACAGGGCAAAAAGTAGCGCCGCTGGTCTGAGGCAGCATATTCCCGCTCAATCCGGCTGCGCCCGGCGATGGTCGGCGTTGAGACCAGAAAGGCTTTCCTGCGCCAGCCGAAGGTGCGCGCCCGGGCTTCGGCCAATGCAATCGGATCGCCTTCGCCTTCGATGTCACCGGGATAGGCATCCACCTCATCCAGAAACAAAAACCTCGCCGGCATGGAACGCAGCCCGACCGCGCTATTGGCGCCCGTCAGCACAAGAATACCGCCGGGGAATTCCTTGGACAGCATCGTATTGCCGCTGTCGCGCGCGCGGGCAGGTGCTACGCGTTCCCGCAGCGCCGGTGTTTCCTCCAGTAATGGATCAATGCGCTGACGGGAGAAACGCTTGGCCAATTCCACGGTGGGCTGCACCGCCAGTACCGGCGCCGGGACGTGATGCAGAATATAGCCGAGCCAATTATTGCCTGCCTCGGTCGCGCCCACCTGCGCGCCCTTCATGAACACAATCCGCCGCGCCGGATGCACGGCGGACAACGCGTCCATCACATCACGCAGATAGGGTGTGCGGCTGGTGCGCCAGGGGCCGGGTTCGGATGACGCGCGGCTGCCCAGGATGCGGTGTTGCTCAGCCCATTCTGAAACAGTGAGTTGCGGTGGCGGGCGCAGCATGGCCCCGGCACGGCGGCGTACATGCTCACGCGTGCGGCCTTCATTCGCCGCCGATGCCGGGAGGGTCGAAGCGATCGGAAGCCTCCGTCAGAAGCTCATTGATGTGCTGCTGCAGGATGGTTTGCAGCAGATGGGGTTCGATGCCGAGCTCGGCGGCGATCACGCCCGCCACGCGCGCGGGCCAACTCAGCAGCGCGTCGCGCATAGTGCTGGCGATTTCATCAATCGTCGCATTGGCGGTCGCGACATCCAGCAGCCGGCCCTTGCTTTCATCGAGGGCCAAGCGCTGCGCTTCGACCTTCAGGGCGAGTTGCGCAACCTTGAGGCGAGCGAAGGGCGTACCCTCGGCCGCCGCGCTGCTGCTGAGCGTGGAGCGCTGCGGGTCCGAGGACTCCAGCAGCCGGGCGCGTGTCTTGGCGATGTCCCACTGGCCATCGGGCTCGCGCGCGATGCGCCCGGAGCGTTCGGCCTTGTGCATGGTGGTATCGCTGACGCCAAGGCGTCGTGCCGCTTCGCGCGTGGAGAATGTCAGTTCAGCCATGGCGGCGACCTCCCGCCGCGCGTTGGTGAGGGTTCAGGGTGTCAGTGAGTGGCGCGGCGGCGCGCTGTTTGGAATGCGGAAAGGGCGGCTTGCCAGTCCGGCTCCTGCGCAGCACCGATGCGCTGCAGGGGTTCGAGCGTTACCTTCCGCCGGCTGTAGTAGTCGCCCTGCATGCGGGCGAGCCATCCGGAAAGCCCGTGCGTGGCAAGGGCGTCGCTAGCGCTCGCTACCTCTGCCTCGCTCGGCTCCGTGCGACCCAGGGAGACATGCCGCCCATCGGCCCCCAAGATCATCCAGCGGGTTTCAGTTTCTATGCGCATCGTCACTCTCCGTCTTGCGTGACGGACGCTTCGCGCTGTGTTTCGCGCGAGCCAAGGCAATAAGGCGCCAGGGATCGCGATGATCCCTGGGCTTGGCAATCATTCATACCGCTGTGGCTGCGCAGCTTCATTCTGCTACGCGGTAGATGGTGTAGGATCCTTTCGCGCCCTGCTTGTTCGGGCCGACTTGGCGTATGCGCTCGGCAATCTCCACCGTGATCCCCTGGCGCTTTTTCAGCCCGGCGAAAAACCCACGCACCGTATGCTGTGCCCAGCCGGTCGTCTCGGCGATTTGCGCCACCGTGGCGCCCTCAGGGCGGCGGAGCATCGCCAGCACCACCTCCTGCTTCGTGCCTTCGCGCGGCTTGCGTGGCGCGCCCGTGGCGCGTGTGCCGCGGCGTGAGAGCACGTTGCGCAGCATGTCCATCGCGCGCGTGATCGGGTCTTTATCCGCGTTGGCCGGTGGCGTTTCTTCCCAGGCTGCGAGCAGGCGTTCGGCGGCTTCGCGCAGGTTCACGCTGGCCATGTTCGGCGCCTCGGGCGCGGCCTGGGCGCGCTCGGCGGCGGGCTGCTCCTCAGCCTGCGGCGTCTTTTCCTCCCCGCCCTGCGGCGCCGTGTCGGGCGTCGCGCGCCCTTCATTCGGGTCAATGCCAATCGCGCGCAGCCCCTCATCCGTCACTTGGATCAGGATCGGCGTGCCATCCGCATCCTTGCGCCACACCATCGCCAATTGATCGCGCGGCGCAGCCACCTCAATCAGCAAGCGGCTTCTGATCAGGCTATTCACCACCGCCCGGCAGGCAGCGACTGGCAAATGCTTCGGCGCAATCGCCAGCAATTGCGGGTGCTGCGCGCCATGGCTCAATACAATCCGCTGTGTGTCAGAAAGCTTCATTTTCTCGTTCTCCGGTTGCGGGCGCCGACCATCGGCCCCTACTGCCGGGAGCCCCGCGGGCGGACCCTGCGGGGCAGTGCTGCGCCGCCTTGCGGCGGGCTGCGCTTCAATCCTGCGCTTCGGCGGCGATGCCTTCGTTGATCACGAAGCCCGTCAGGTAGGGCAGGCCGGCGGGGATGCCCGTCTCGCGGCTGGTCCGCTGCGTGATGCGCCAGCCCATCCATTCCGCGGTGGTCTTCGCGATGGCATCCGCGAGGCTCGCGCCGTGATGCATCTGGCTATTCACCCCATCCGCGAAGTGGCGCCCGTAGCGGCTGTCCAGAAAGGCGCGGACCGAGGCGGGATCCGTGCTTGTCGCGTTGTGGATCGCGGTGAAGGCAATCGGCCAGGCTTGCTGCGCATGTTCGCGCATGGTGCCCCAGAAACCCCAGTCTTGGTTTTCGGTGGGAAGGATCTTGCTCATCTGTTTGTCTCCGTCATCGGCGGGGGAAATCCCCTGCGCGTGACAGACCATTCGCGCTGTGATGGGGGCTGAGCCAAGCGAAATAGAGCGTCATTTTCTTGCTATGATTCATGCGTTTTGATCATGATGTGAGGGCCAGAAGCTGCTGCTATCTGGCCCCCGATCGCCATGATTAGCGGCGCTTTCTGCTGCGCTTGGCGGCGGCTTGGCCCGCTGCATAGGCTTCCGCGAGCGAATTGCGGATGGACCAGACGGCGACATCGTGAAAATCGAGCGCGTCGCGGTTTCTGGTTTCCAGCGTTTCAACCGAGGGCATATGCCGCTTGGCGATTTCGAGGAAAAGCTTGGCGGTGTCGCTGGTGTCGGTCATCTTGGTCTCCTTGCTGCGGCGCCGGGGTTATTCCCTGCGCCTGAGGGACCATTCGCGCTGTAGCGGGGGGCGAGCCAAGCGAGATTGAGCGTTACTTCGTTGCTATGATTTGAGAGTTTCAATCATGATCTATTGGTTGCGCACGGCAGTGATAACCGCGAAGGTTCGGTCCTCACCATCCAGTATTGCGGGCTGACCCGTCATCGCCTCAAACCGCGCAATCGTCACATCGCAATAGCCGGCATCAATTTCCATCGCGTAGCAAATACGATCAGCTGTCTCGGCGGCAATGATTGTCGTGCCGCTGCCGCAGAAGGGCTCATAAATCGCATCGCCGGGTTTGCTGTTGTTCAGCATCGGGCGGCGCATGCATTCTACTGGCTTCTGCGTGCCATGCACCGTCGCCATATCTTCATCGCCGGCGCCGATCGGCCAAAGCGTCGTCTGATCGCGCGCGCCTTGCCAATGACCGGTGGCACCCTTGCGGACGCCATAGATGCACGGCTCATGCTGCCAGTGATAATCGCCACGCCCGAGCACCAGGCGCGGCTTGGCCCAGACGATCTGGCTGCGCACGACAAAGCCAGCCGCTTCCAGGCTTTCGATTACGGTGCGCGCATGCACACCGGCATGCCAGATGTAAGTAACATCGCCGGGGAACAGCGCCCAAGCTTCGCGCCAATCGGCGCGATCATCATTGGCAACCTTGCCTGTGCGCGCGGTGGAGGAGACGCCAGCTTCGTTGCGCCAGGCCGGATCGTAGCCAACCCCGTAGGGCGGGTCGCTCACCATCAAATGCGGCTTCGCGCCACCGAGCAGGCGGAGAACATCGGCGCGATTGGTGGCATCGCCACAGAGCAGCCGATGGCGACCAAGGTGCCAGAGATCACCAGAGCGCGTGACGGGCTGCGCCGGAGGTTCCGGCGCCGGTGCATCGGGATCGCCCTGCGCTGGCGCGTCACCATTGGCTCCGATGCTGGCCAGCAAATCCTCAAGCGCTTCGGGGGAGAAGCCGAGCACCTCCAAATCGACTGCTGCCTCGTCACGGATGCGCGCGATTTCCGCCGCGAGCAGCGCCTCGTCCCAACCGGAATTCAGCGCGATCTGATTATCCGCGAGCCGCAGCGCACGCGCCTGGGCTTCAGTCAGATGCGCCAGTCGAATGGCGGGGACAGATGCCATGCCAAGCTGCTTGGCCGCCATGACGCGGCCATGGCCCGCGACCAACACGCCCGCGCCATCCACCAGCACCGGGTTCACAAAGCCGAACTCGGCGATCGAGGAGCCAATCTCCGCTACCTGCGCCGGCGAATGCGTGCGCGCATTCTCGGCATAGGGCACCAGCGCCGCAACCGGCAGCGAGACAACGGCAAGGTCAGGCTGCATCGTTAGCCTCCATGATTTTATTGTCTAGTCAAAGAACGCCGCATTCAGAGGTGCGATCCCGATGTCCGGACGCCAGTTCGTTCTCACGCCGACGGCTCGCGCCCGCAGACTTGAAGTGCTGAGAGACCATCGCGCTTGCCAAGCGAAGGGAGATGGTATTATTGCTTGCAATCAATTCACAGTTCCTCGCTGAAGCCGTTTGCTGCGGTTCCAGCGACCGGGTCGGGAGGACGAGGCAATGCTGACTGTTTGGGGACGGAAGACGTCATCGAATGTCCAGGCCCTCATGTGGTGTATAGGCGAGCTTGGTCTTCCCTATGAGCGGTTCGACTTTGGTCATCGCTATGGCGGCACTGATACTCCGGCTTTTCTGGCGATGAACCCGAATGGCACCGTTCCCGTCCTCCGTGATGGGATGGGAGAGCCTATCTGGGAAACTGGCGCGATCCTTCGCTATCTGGCCGCCCGCTACGGGTCAGCGCCGTTCTGGCCCGGCGATGGCGTTGCACGCGCCAAAATCGATCAATGGGCTGAGTGGGCCAAGATCAACATTGCGCTCGGCTTCACTGCTCCGATCTTCTGGAAAGTGGTACGGACGGCACCGGCCGATCAGGATCCAGTTGCGATCAGCCAGGCCGTCGCACATTTCGACAAGGTGCTCGATATCGCTGAATCGCAACTTTCGCGTGCAGCCTTTCTTGCCGGGGAAGACTTAACGCTGGCCGACATTCAGTTTGGGCATGTGCTGTTCCGCTACTTTGATATCTCCATTACCCGGCAGCATCGGCCGACGCTGCGCCGCTACTACGATGCGCTCGCGACGCGGCCGGCATTCCGCGAGCACGTGATGGTCTCCTATGAAGAACTGAGGGTGTTGGGTTGACGCCGGCCCCCCGACCCATCGCAGCCGCAGCGCGTCGCAGCGACCCGTCGCGATGGTGCCCATAGCCCTCATCCCGTCGCCTGATCACAACAAGTAGCGCTTCTGCGAAACGCGTTGTTGGCCTATGGCGGCGGTGGGGTCCGTATTTCTGCAACGGCATGATAATCGCGCCCATCGCCCGCCAGCGTCACTGGCTGATCGGGGTAAATCATCCGCCAGCGCGCAATCGCCAAATCCACATAGGCGGGCGCCAATTCAATGCCGCGCACAACGCGGCCCGTGCGTTCCCCGGCAATCAGCGTCGTGCCGCTGCCGGCGAAGGGCTCAAACACCACCTCGCCCGTGTCGGTATAGGCGCGCATTAGGAAATCCGGCAGCGCCACCGGGAACACCGCCGGATGCTCCGTCTCAATCCCGCGCCCCTTATGGCGAGTGATACGCAGCACCGCGTCGGGAATGCGCATGTCCTGCACCGGCTGGCCGATATGCGTGTAGGCCTTCACCTCGCCATCTGCGGCGCGCAGCCCGCTGCCCTTATTCGGCGTGCCAGCCCATTTGCAAGGGATGATCTTGTTCGCCTGCCGCGCCGTACGGTTGAAGTGAAACACCAACTCAAACGCCGGCGCCAGACGACCATTCCAGTCACCCGGCAATCCCGGTCCCTGGTCCCAGGTGTAAAGCCCAAAGCGACGCCAGCCCCGCGCGCGCATCCATTCCATCCAGCCTTCCCAATAGGGCTGCCATTCATTCTCGCGATGGATCAGGCCGAGATTGACCAGCGCCTGGCCATCCGGCCGTAGCGCTGCGTCCAGATGCTGGAACACGCCCTGCA